GTGATCCCGACGGATAAAATTTGACCGTAGGCGAGAGCTTCTAAGCCGTTAAGAATACTGAAAGTCTTCTTTCGACGCTTGGTCTTCCGCTTCACCATAACATAACCAGGCGCTAAACCTCGCTATTAATGATTTACTCTGGCTTAGTGAATTTTCCCGCCTCAGATCGCACCATTTCCGCAGCGTGGGCGGTTCCTGGCGGAACCCGGTTCACTAGCATTTGAGCAATCGCCGCTTGGATGGGATTCGGCGGTTCAAACCCTCCGAGTCCTTCTTGAACGAGATTTTGAAGAGAAGCGGCCAATTTGTGATCCAATTCTTCCATTGAATCTTCAATAGCCCGACGAATTTCAATCAAACCCCTCAAAACCGCTAGAATACCCACTAAAACCAGAATATTCAATACTAGTTCCCAATCCATACCTTAACCGAGCCTGAAGCGGTCCTAAAAGGTTGTTTTCAGTAGTAGTAGTAGTAGTAGTAGTAGTTGGTATAGGTAGTAGTAGTAGTAGTAGGTGATAATAATTCATAATAAGGACTCATTTTAGTAATTATGATATAGTATAGCCAGGGTGTGCAGTTCAGAGTTTTTCGTAGGGGAGTTCATGCATGTGCGCAGTTGAAGTAGTAAATCTCCCAATTTCATACATTCGCGATGCGTGGATGGGCGGGTGCGACACGCATCAAACGCGATACTTCGCGGCTATTTGGAAAGAAATCATCTCTTCCGACTTCTGGGTTCCGAATGGCGTAATTGTGGACCCGTTCGCCCGGAATTGTCGAATCGGCACTTTCACCAACGACTTGAACCCCGAGACTATGGCCGATGACCACGAAGACGCCCTTGAATGGTTGAAAGCTCTTGAATCGGACTCCACAGACTTCGCGATTCTCGATCCCCCCTTCTCTGATGTAGCCAATGAGCGCATTTACGGAATGAAAACGAACCTATACACCGACGCCACTTATTTCAAGGGCGTCATGATGGAATTGGGGCGCATTCTGAAGCCTGGGGGGCGGCTTCTCCGCTTCGGTTATACTACGAGCAACCTAAACCGCACATTGGTGATTGAACGGCTCTGGGTCGCCAATTTCTTCTCACCTCGGAATGACGTTCTCGTATCGCTGTTTAGAAAAGACTCTCACACACTTAGGGAGTGGTCCTCGTGAAGTGCGTCGAGCTCTGGGCGGGAGATTCGACGGGGCTTGAAGCCGCCCGCCGATTAGGACATACCGTCGTCACCGTCGATAACGATCCGAAGTTTGACCCGGACATTCTCGCCGATATAGCCACCGTGACCGCCGACCAAATTAGGGCGGCTCTGAATCTTCAGCCAGGGGAGAGAATCTTGTTCATTTGGGCGTCGCCCGATTGCTCGATTTTCAGCGTAGCCGGATTTCACGCCAACCACTTCATCAACCGGACTGTTCCAAATACTCAAGCCGCCATCGACATGATTTCTCGACATAAGCACACTCTCGATTTAATCGAGGAGTTGGACCCGGTTTATTTCGTGGTTGAAAACCCGGTTGGCCTTCTTCGATTTCAAAGTTGGATGCATAGATTTCACCGTGAAACCGTCACCTATTGCTCATACGGCGACAACCGAATGAAACCAACCGACCTATGGGGGGGATTTCCCCGAACATGGGTCGCTAGGCCGCGTTGTTTCAGAGAGAACCCAAAGTGTGATCACATTCGCGCTCCTCGTGGCTCTGGTCAAGCAACTACGGCTAGAAATAAGCGCGAGCGTTCACATATTCCATTTGAGTTAAGCGCCGATATATTCGACGCAGCTCTTGAATCGAAGGGTGAGCGTTGGTTCAATTTGCGAGAATGGTTGTGAAGGTGAAAGTGATGATAAAAGTAAAAGTTAGATTACAGAGTGACGGCTCGCTTGACGGCGACCAAGAAATAATGAAAGTGCGGGAAATCCTCCTAAAGAGGTGTCCTGAATTGTGTTTGGGAAAGGCTAGAGTAGGCTCAAACCCAAAATACGCCGGCCGTCAAAAGTGGGCGTCTTACGGGGATTTTATCGTCAATAAAATAAGGAGGCGGAGATCGTGAAATTGCGTTGCCGATTTTGTAAAATTGAATTTGATTGTGAAACATTTGTTCAAGTCGCTATGGTTCAAAATGAACAATGCTACATCACGCGAGTCGGAATTAATCATCAATTGAGCGAGGTTTCAAGATGACTGATTGGGTGATTAAGTCCGTTAGTATCGAGCATAGCGACGCCGAGATAATACGGCGTCAAGGACCGCGTTTCAATCTCTCTCGCTTTGTCCGTGAATGCCTACGAAGACACGACACGCACGAGCAAATGGCGAGTATGCTTCATCGACAACCGGGGATTCAAGAGAGGCTCGGTGTATGTTTGCCCCGTTCGACGTGTCCGGTATGCTGGCCAGAGGGATTCCCAACGGAATCCAACTTTGATTTATTCATGGGAAAAGAAACCACTCCTGGCGTGCCCTATACCGGGCCAGAAGTCGAAAATCTCGATTGGCTACGATCTACAATTAGTCCCGCCTTCGATATCGCAGGGATTGAGGCAAAAGGGAACGCAAAACCAAATTCTAAATCAAAACCTGATTCTTTTATAGGCAAATGGCTCAAGAAATTGAGAAATGACCCCTAAGTGTGGGGCTAGAGGTGAACGTTTTCAGGGTTCGTAGCCCGCGCCCCAATCGAACAAATCAACGCCCGTCTTGCGCTCTAGCCAATCAATGCCGCGATATGCCGGGCCAAGTGGACCAGGTGCAAAGAACACGGCGAAGTCTCGGGCTTTGCCTAAGTCTTCCTTACCCTCTTCATACCGCCTCTCTTGACGCTGCGCCCAAGTCGTCCCTTGCTCGATGGCTTGGTCTAACTGCTCTTTGAAATCGGCTAAGAGATTGATTCCCTCGTCTAGTGCTGGGGGAATATATGTGAAGCCCAAGTATGCACCCGCCGCAGCCAGGATAAGGAGCATAGTTGTATTATCGTTCACTAGAGCTACGATAGGTTCCGAAACCTTGTTGATTTGGTAGGCCATAGCGAGATCGCGTATGATTTCCCTTTCAGATTCTTGAAATTCTATCCTGTGGACTATGACTTGCGTGGGAAGTGCCTTAGGACACATCACAAATCCTCAAGAATCCCGAGAATATTGACCACTAACTTCGCAGCACTAGCGGTGATGGTTGAAACCGCTATCGTGACAGGGCCGGGGATCGGATTATTGTTCTGAGAATTCGCTTGTATAATACCTAGAGGAGTATTCACGGTTTGTGTTCCGCCGCCCAGGGGATAGAACCAATTCATACCGCCCGTATCAGCATCAACGGTCGCATCACTCACGGCTTGAGAGGCGGGTATGAGATTAATTCCATAGCGCTCGCCCGCATCGCCGCCATAGAAAGACACGCATGAAACGAATAATTTCTTTCCTTCCGGCACCGAACCGATCACGAAATTCTTGGTTGCGTCGGCTCCGGCCGGCACTTCCCCGGTCCATTGAACACGAGTTCCCATGTGATCACCGTTGTGCGGTCCGAAGGATTGCATCGTATCGCTTGCTAGTGATTAACTCATAATCAGCCAGGACACGAGCCGCCTTTCTGATTTGGGCCTTCTCGCCTACCGTAGCCCTCTTGACTCGGGCCTTAGCGGTTCGGCTCGCCTTCGCCATCAAGCATCAGTCCTGAAAACCATGCGGCTGTTGAGAGCTACCGGAATTCGGACGGGCGAAAAGGTTTGAGCGCAGTCACCGGCACTCGCTGTGAATCCTATACTCCCTATCGGAATTCCCGAGCCATCTAGGACATATACCGGGGATTCTAACTCTGTGTCGTTGGCTCCGGGGTTCGCCATAATATGAGTAATTGTTCTCCCTTGAAGCGTCAAGCCGAGGCTCTGATTATCGAGGACCGACAGAAATTCTTGCTCGCCAGAGCCAGAAACCGTGCATTGAAAAACATGGTATTCGCCTGAGCTGCAAGCGACACTCACGGCCGCCGTTCTAGTAGCCGCCGCATTCACTAAGACTTGAATTGAGTCACCGCTAGCGATTTGCTTAGGGTATGGAAGAGGTGCGGGCAGATCGCAATTACCGCCGCTAGTCCCGGCGCCGCCTCCGGTGGGAAGGGCCAATTTTATTTTTCCCGCACTTTGCACAAAAGCCCAGATGAAATCATTTTCACATTGTAGGCCCGCGCGAGAAGCCACGAATCCGGGGTATTGCTGGTTAGCGAAGGTTCCGAAAACCTGAGAGGCTCCGGTAAAATCGCCATCGGTGTCCACCTGGTCTTGAGTTCCCTCAGTCGTGGCCGAATTATGAAGAGGGACGATTGATTGTCGAGAAGAGACTACGGAACCGTAGCAATTGACGTTAGCCATTTTACATTCTCACCCCGGAACCGAGGACAGGCTTAACCAAATCTCTCGTGATCATACTCAATGGTTTTCTCAAAAGTCGGCGTCCGACGCGGAAGGCGACCGACGTTGAAAATCCGGCAATCGCCATTGGAATTATGTTGCTGGTGAAGTTGCTGGTCATGGTGTCTATCGCTAGAGTCGGTTGCGACATGAAATCACCGAGGGATATTTGGCCCTGGCCGGTTAATTCCATTGTCGAGATTCCTAGACCGACATCAGTCACCGAAGTCATACCTAAGTTAGTATCGCCGGTCACGAAATCCCAAATTCCGCCGCCGGTGATCCCGACGGATAAAATTTGACCGTAGGCGAGAGCTTCTAAGCCGTTAAGAATACTGAAAGTCTTCTTTCGACGCTTGGTCTTCCGCTTCACCATAACATAACCAGGCGCTAAACCTCGCTATTAATGATTTACTCTGGCT